CTAGTATTTCTAGTATTTCTAGTATTTCTAGTATTTCTAGTATTTCTAGTATTTCTAGTATTTCTAGTATTTCTAGTATTTCTAGTATTTCTAGTATTTATTTTTGTTTTATTAATACTATTCATCTATATATTATTATAATAATTAATTTATAATAATATAATAATATAATAATTAATTTAGAGTATTATTATAATAATATATAGATGAATATTATTAAATATTATGAATTTAATATATTAAAAGATAAGAAATATAAGTGTATTGAATTAAAAGAAATTTGTAAATATTATAAATTAAAACAATATGGTAAAAAAAATATATTAATTGAAAGAATATACAAATTTCTAAGAGAAACTAATTACATATTAAAGATACAAAAAAAATGGAGAACATTTTTATTAAAAAAATTCAATAATTATAAGGGTGGATTTATATTAATAACTCGAAAGTGTGTTAATGAAATTGATTTTTTAACGATGGAAAATATTAGAGATATTGATTATAATCAATTTTTTAGTTTTAAATGTAAAGATGGTTTAATATATGGTTTTAATATTATTTCAATATATAATTTATTTATAAAATCGTCAGGTATAATAAAAAATCCTTATAATAGAAATATAATTTCAAATAATATTTTTATAAAAATATGTAACATTATAAAAATAGGTAAATATCTTAACTTAAATATAAATTCGACGTTTGAAGAACAGGTTATTATTGATCCATATAAAAAAATAGAGTCAAGAACACTTTGTTTATTTCAAAAAATAAACGAATTAGGCAATTATTCGCAATTTGAATGGTTTATAAGTCTAAATAAAGATCAATTAATTCTTTTCATAAAACATTTATACGATATATGGGTATATAGAGCGTCACTAACGATTAATATGAGACGAGATATTTGTTCTACAGAGATTAATCCATTTAGACATATTCGTTTTAATGAATTATTATTTTTGGATAAAAACACTATACTGAATAACATATTAAATGTAATGGAATTATTTGTTTGTTCTGGAATTAATAAAGATTGTAAAATTTTAGGAAGTAATTATGTTTTATGTGCATTAACATTGGTTAGTAACGATGCTGCTATTTATATGCCTTATTTGTATCAATCAGTCGCTATTTGATTACGATTTATATTATAAATGCGTAAAAAGACTTAAAAAATATTATTGTTATTATAATATAAAATGGCGAAAGTAAAAAGCGATAATATGAGTTCTGATACTAAGACCAAGCGTGTAGTAAAAAAAACTTTGAATGAAACAACGTCTTCTAATAAGACGACTTCTAGTAAACCTAGTTCTAAAACCACTTCTAAATCTAGTTCTAAAACCACTTCTAAACCTAGTTCTAAAACCACTTCTAAACCTAGTTCTAAAACCACTTCTAAACCTAGTTCTAAAACTTCTTCTAATTTTGAAGCGAAAGTAGAAGCGAAAGTAGAAGCGAAAGTAGAAGCGAAAGTAGAAGCGAAAGCTACAAATTCAGTATTGGATAGTAGTGATAAAAATGTAGTAGAGAAGACAGATTGTCCTCCTGGTGTTAGTGAAAAATTGAATGATAGTTTTAATTCTTTTATGGTTCGTCTTAATGAACTTTCAACAATGATGTCTTCACTTAAAACGGAATATAGGAATTTAAGTAAACTTTCTATGCGCGAATTTAAACAAGCACATAAAGCGTCAAGTAAGAGAAAGCGTAAAAATGGAACTCGAGCACCTAGTGGATTTGTAAAACCTACTAAAATCAGTAATGAACTTGCGGATTTTCTAGGAAAAGAAAAGGGTTCAGAAATGGCAAGAACACAGGTTACTCGTGAGATTAACACTTATATTCGCGCTCATCAACTTCAGGATAAATCTAATGGTCGTAAAATAAACGCTGATAAGAAATTATCTACACTTCTTAGATTGACTAAGACTGACGAATTGACATATTTTAATCTTCAGCGATATATGAGTCCTCATTTCGCGAAGTCGGTTCCTTCTGTAACCAAAACGGTTACAAGTAATGTTACATCTACAGCTACTTTTTAAAAAAAAAATAATTATTACATGAAAAAATGTATTTAAAAAATATTTTTAAATACATTTTTAAATACATTTTTAAATACTTATTAATTATTTTTAATAATTTCAATATCTTTTTTTAAATCAATAATCTCTTGTTTTAATAATTTAATTTCTTCATTATTGTTAATTAAATCACTATTTACATTATAATAATTATAAATATTTTTAATTATATAGAAAGAAACCCTATATGTATTTTTAATTATATAGTATGATGTGTCTATTATTAATGAATTATATATAATTTTTGATAATAAAATCATTATATATTATTATAAATACAAAATAATATATAATTTATAAAAAAATAAAATACTTAAAAGTGTTAAATCGTCATTATTTTTAGAATTAAACGAAAAATTGATTTAAAGATTTATGTTCATTAATATATAACAATAACAACAACAACAACTAAAACAAAATGAACTCTCAAATTATCAACTCTAATGACTTCGATGCTGAAACATCTTTTAAATATTCTAAGGTAAAGATTAATAGATCTGGTGGTAAATCCGTGGGTGTTCTTAATAGTCAAAGTAATAAAGGATTGTATATTAATACTCCTCTTATGCTTACATGGGGTGTAAATGAATATGTAGATGAGAATAGTGGACGACGTTCATATGATCTTGCTCTTCAATTTCCAAAAGAAGAATATGCTACTGAAGCAACTACTAAACTTCTTAACTCTTTGATTGAAATGCAAGAAAGAATTAAGCATGATACTATTAAACATTCTAAAGAATGGATGAATAAGTCAAAACTATCATATGAAGTAGTTGATGCTCTGTTTCACCCAATGCTTAAATATCCTAAAGATCCAAATACCGGCGAACCGGATATGACACGAGCACCGACATTGAAAGTTAAAATTCCTTTCTGGGACAACGCTTTCAATTGTGAGATTTATGATACTTCGAGAAAAGTTCTATACCCGAATGAAGACAGCGATGTTTCAATTATTGAACTAATCCCAAAGGCGTCTAATACTGCTTGTATCATTCAGGCCGGTGGTTTGTGGTTTGCTAATGGTAAATTTGGATGTACGTGGAGATTGTTTCAATGTGTCGTAAAGCCGAAAGAAACTCTTAGGGGAAGATGCCATATTATGATGAGTAGTGATGATAAGAATAAGTTGGAATCATCTAAAACAAGTAATGATGATGACGATGAAGATGAAGTCCAATTGACTATTGCCGAAGATACTGATGAAGAACAAGAACAAGAAGAAGAACAAGAAGAAGAAGAACAAGAACAAGAACAAGAAGTTGTGGATGATGAAGAAAAACCGAAGAAGAAACTTCGCCGTAAGAAGAAGATGTAAATATATATTAATAAACAACAATAATAAACAATAAACAACAATAATAAACAATAATAAAAAATAAACAATAATAAAAAATAAACAATAAACAATAATAAAAAATAAACAATAAACAATAATAAAAAATAAACAATAAACAATAAACAACAATAAACAATAATAAAAAATGAATATATAATTTTATTCATTTTTTATTTAATAATAAATTAAATTCAAATACTTATCAATAATTATATAAAACATTAAACACAAATTTGGTTATATTAATATTAATATAAATATATATTAAATATAGTATTACTTTTTATAGAATCATCATAAATATCTTTTGTATTAATAATAGGAATACCAATATTCTTAAAAATAAATTTTTGTAATTTTTTAATTTTTAATTCATTAATAGGTATTTTAAAAACATAATCTTGAATATTATATATATAATATTTTCCATAATCAAATATTATATTTATTGGAATTTTTATATCAATATTTAAATTACTTTCATCATCAATATATATATTATCAGACAAGTCATATATACACTTAACAATTAAAGAACTATGTGATAAATCATATACGATTTCTTGATGCCATAGTGGAATATAATAATTATTATTATTATGTTTTAATACATATAATTCACTATTTAATATATTATTTAAATTTGGATTAATAAATATAATTTCATCATTTTTTAATTTATCTTTAACGATTTCTTTAATTTTATCATAAAATGTATTACTAATAGATAAATATTCAATATTACAATCTATATATCCATATAATTTAATACAAGTTTCTTTATCAAGTTTTTTTAAAGCATCAATAAAGTAATTTTCAAATTTATATATTAAATTATTAAAAATATTAATATAATTATTATTATTTGTTAGATTATTCGTCAAATTATTAAAAAAATTAATAATAATATTATCATCAAATGTATTATCGTTGTAATTATCATTATCATCTGTATCTAAATAATTATTAAGAGTCTTATATGCTTCAATTATATTTTGTGTTTTAATATTACTTTCGTTAGAATTATTATTATGATCAGGATGATATTTAAGAGCATATTTATAATAGTTTTTTTTTAATATATTTTTAGTGAAAGGTATCTTCAAATTTAAAATATTACACGCTTCGTTAATAATCATTAATTATCTTTATTAAATTAAATATAAATTTCTCTAAATGAAAAATAGGTCTATAGTTATTATTGTAATATTTTAATACTGAATATGTATCATATATTATATCATTAATATGTTTTTTTTTAATTTTTTTTTTATGAATAATAACTTCTAAAATATAATATATACACTCGTAAATATTTAAATTATAAACAAAAATATTATATATTTCTTCTCTAATTTTTAAAAAAGATACATCGTTAATATTTATAATATAATTAATAATATTATCACATATTTTTTTATAGTTATTATCATAATCTGGGTTAAATAATAAATCATTGTTATTAACATAACACATATTATATATTTTGTTTGAAGGTTTTTTTAAAGTAATCGTTTTACATGAATTTAATATATTATTAGGTATAAAACTTATATGTTCTGTAGAAATTATAAATATAATTTTAATATTATTATTCAATAATAATGATTGCATATAACTATAAAAATTATCAAGTAGTTCATTATGTATCTCGTGGAAATTTTTACATAATATAATACTAGATTTATATTTTTTTGATAGTGTTATATCTATTATTTTATAATAAATTTCATTCCATAATAACTTTGAATTACATCCTAATAATTCCATATCTATTTCAAAATGAATATCACTCATTTTATAAAAATAATTATTTTTATTATATTCAATTTGTAATTTTTTCTCATATTTTAAATTTGAAGGACTATATTTTTTAATTAAGTTTAATATTTGTGTATATTTACCTATACTTTTTGATCCATACATAATAATGTTTTTTAAATCTATTATATTTTTAGGAAATGAGTCATATAACTTATTAATATTTGGTTGTAAAGATATATCACAATCAATATAATCTTCAAACTTTTTATTTTGTAATTTCATACAATTATCATACTATATTAACATTTATTTAATATTAAATTTTAAATAAATGTTAATATTTGAATGTTAATGATAATTAAATACTTAAATATATAATATATAATATTGTAATGAATATATTATTAGATATAGATAATATAAAAATAAATAATATTTATTTTAAAGATAGAACACCTAATAATATAATAAAAAATGGTTATTTTTCAAGTATATTATATTCTACAGAATATTTTGTTTTAAATAGTATTCATTTTAAAATTAAATTAAATTTAAAAAAAATAGAAAATAATTACAATAATTACAACAATTATAACATATATTATAATATAATGGATAATGTAAAAATGATAAATAAACTTTCAGAAATTGAAAAATCTATATTAAAAAAATATACATTATATAGAATTCATATATTATCTTTGACAAGGATATTTATCAAAGGTAATATTAATAATATTAATGATATTAATAATATTAATGATATTAATAATATTAATGATATTATTATAAAAATATCAGGTATATGGGATAATGGTAAAGAATGTGGTTTAACTTATAAAATCGTTTCAATTTAACCATCTGTAACAAAACAATCAAGTATTATATTCATATAACCGGTTATAACTAAATTTAAAATACTAAATATAAATATTACTGGTGGAAGCATATTATTATATTCATTACGAATTGTTTTCTTTAAATAATAGAATATTAAAAATGTTTCTAAAGTAACCATAATGGTAGACAATAAATTAAAAACATTATAATCTTCATTAATACCTTTGTTAATACTTTCATAATATTTAACATTTAAAAAAATTAAATATACTAAAATAAATATTAAAGATAAAGATGGTAACGCATTTTTAATTAATAACATGAATAAATTATAATTATTCGTCTTATATAATTCAGATGTTAATGCTAATGGAACAACCAAGGAAACTAATAAAGATAAAGTAATTATGGATAATCCCCAAAATGAAGAATCACTATAATTACTACTTTTAAAAAATATCTTAATAATTATACCAACAATTGATACAATTATCATACAATTTAATATATAATTATTATCATTTAATTTCATTTATATAAATATGTTTCTATAATAATTATATTATATATATATAAATTATAAATATTATGTATAATAATAATATTATAAAAAATAATCAAAATTTCTTTTTAAAAAGAAAATTACTAACGATACATTCTGAAGATAGAGATGTAGCAAAATGGCCTAATTCTAATAATTTTGAAATTACATTACCTGAAAAATTAAGTAATATTGAATCTATGAGACTAGTAGAATCAAATTTTCCATCTAATTATTATACATTTTCTAATTATAATAGAAATACTAAACTTACTATTGATATAAGTCTTAATAATGAACCTATGGTTATTACGATTCAAGAAGGAACTTATACACCTGAACAAATGGCTACTGAATTAAGTACAATCATCGAAAATAAATTAAGTACTGGTAATAAATTTAAAGTACACTATGATATTGTAAGTCAAAAATTTCATTTTTTAAGTGATTCTCAATTCACATTAAAATTTAAGAATGAATCAAATTATGATGAAACGTGTAATATCACTGACACATTTAAGAATCATATCAACTGGGGGTTACCTTATAATTTAGGGTTTGATAAAAAAGATTATAATAGTACCGACGCTAGTTTTAATTTATATTATGATGATAATTTTAATAATTTTAATAATACAAAAAAATATAACTATAATATTTCTGCTCCATATACATGTAAAATGTTAGGAGATAGAAATATATACATGGAAGTCGAAAAATATAATTCATATAATGAATTGACTCCATATTTCGATATAAGTGATAAAGAAATGTTTGACCCTTATAACGGTATAGTTAATTCAGCATTTGCCAAAATACCTATTTTATCAAAAATACATAATAGTTATTATGTTGATTCAATAAATAACTATACACAAAATTTAACTACATTCACACCTCCACTTGAAAGATTATCTAAGTTAAAATTTAAATTTAGATACCACGATGGTAGACTCGTTGATTTTAATAAAACACCTTTTGATTTTACTATTGAGTTTAACACGCTTGTAAATGAAATTAATAAAACATATAACGTAAGAATACCATCCACTTATTTACTTTAATAATTTCGACCGTATCCGTGTCCATTATCATAATAAAAACAAATATCTTTAACATATACACTATCCGTATGTTTTAATGCTCTTAACCAACAATCATAATCTTCTTGATCATTTTTTAAATTTTTCATATTATTTATTTTATCTAATATCGTTTTTTCAATTACAACTGAACTACATATTACACAATTATATATCTTTAAAAAATTTAAATTCCATATTATTGGAAATCCGCTGTTTAATAAATTACTACCTTTAATGTTATAAATATTTTGTATTTGTTTATAATAATATTCATCATTATATTTTTTATATGATTTAGTAGGATTAAATATACCGTATCCAATTAAACCATCTGTTGAAGACATTTTACAACCGGTTTCTATCATAGCTTTAATTTGTAGAGTTATTTTGTTTGGAAACCATATATCATCGTCATCACAAAAAGCAATATATTTACCAGAAGATATTTCAATCCCTTTATTTCTAACAAAACCAGCACAAGCATATCCAAATATATCCTTACTATTTTGTTTCAAATGTATTATTTTAATATCATTACTATACCAGTCGTAATCATAATATTCTTTTTCGGTCGACGAATCGTTTACCACAATAATTTCAATGTTAGAATAAGTTTGTTCTTTTACAGATTTTATTGTATTTAATAAATATTTGAATCTATTATATGTTGGAATAATTACACTAATCTTATCCATTTTTAAATTATATATATATATATTTTAAATCATATAAACGTATAAATAATATTTTAAACTTTTAAAAAAATTGATTTAAATCGATTCTATAAATAATATAGAATAAAAAGTTTGAATACTAAATACAAAATCATATTTATATAAGTTCGTTAAAAATAACTATGAAGATTGGTGCAATTAATAAAAAAACGTTACAATATATTTTACCAAATAAAGCAAAAAAAGAGGATAAATATGAATGTCCTAAATGTAAAAATGATTTAATTTTATGTAAAGGTAAAATTATAAAGAAAGCATATTTTAGACATAAATATTTTGAAACGAACGTTTGTAATTACTTTATATATGATAAAAAAATAAAAATAATAAAATATTGTGTGAATTGTAATAAATACAACATATCAAAATTATATATTAAATCAGACATTAAATTAAAATATAATATAAAATATAATATAAAAAATAACTATGTTGATTTTATTAATTTAAAAAATAATAAAATCGTAAATACTTATGAAATATGTAAAACATCTAAAATTAAAAATGAAAACATATATGAAAAAATTATAGAGTTAAATGATATTGATGAAATGAATAATATAGAAATATTTATTAATAAATATTGTTGTAAAAAATGTGAAAATTGTAAAATAATATTTGTAGCAATAATATATATATTAGTTTTAATCTATTATTTAATTGAATTGTTTAATTATATAACAACATAATAGGTGATTATATAATAAAATTATTCTGTGATAATATACATAAATAATTTAATATTATGTATTTTTATTAATATAGTCCTTAATTAACTGAATATCGCAATCTATGTAATTATATTTGAACCCTTGTAATTTTATAAATTTTGGTTTTTTAATATTCTTTTTTTTATAATAAATATAGTCACCAAATTTACCTTTTCTAATACTTAGATCTTTACCTTTAATCTCTCTAATTATATTGGTGTTATTTGTTTTTAATAAATGTAATATATCTTCTAATTTAATTTCTTCTTTATTTTTATCAATATTTAAAGAAATATTTAGATCTCCGCATGTTATATATAACCCATATCTACCACTTTTTATTACAACGTTGTTTTTGTTATATTGTCCTATGATCCTTTCATATTTCTCTGTATTATTTATTAATTCACATAATTTATATTTATTTTGTTTAATTTTTTCAATATCAATATCTTGACGAGCCTTCTTAAATGTTATATTTCCATTATCGCTATTTCTAATTACTGGACCATATTTACCTATCATATAAACATTATTATCATCTATCTTTATTTTATTATTAGTTTCAATATTATTAGTTTCAATATTATTAGATAATTCATTTATTTTATTTAAACACTTACGACATAACTCATACCATATTTTATCATTAGTTGATATTGCGTCTAATTCCTCCTCCATTTTTTTTGTATATTCATATCTAAATAATTCATCATAAATATTTAATATAAATTCTAATACAATGATACCAACCGGTTGAATTATTAGTTTATTTTTTTCATTACCGAATACTTCTTCTATTTCATTCTCAATTAATTTATTACCATTTAGTTGAAAATTTTTACATTTTGTTTTAATACCTTTTACATCCATTTTTTTAACATATCCTCTATTTTGTATTTTATCTATTATTGAAGAATATGTTGAAGGTCTACCTATACCTTTACTCTCTAATATTTGAACTAATCTTGATTCATTAATATGACTCTTATTTTTCTTTATTGTTATTTTTGATATTATTGTATTATAATTAAAAATAGTGTTTTTTTTAAGATTCAATAAATATGAATAAATATTATTAATCTTTTCGTAACCATTTACTTCTTTCCACCCACCAAATATAACTTGCTCTGTTGAATATTTATATATATATTTATTCGGAGCGGTTATTACGCATGTTAGTAATTTTGTATTTGAATCAGACATACAACTTTCAATTGAATTATTACGTATTAATTTATACATATTAATTTCTTTTTTTGTAATGTTGTCGAATGATATCGTTGATATATTTATATTTGTTGGACGTATTGCTTCGTGTGCGTCTTGTGTGTTATTATTTGTTGATTTTTTACAATTTAATTCATTAATATTTTTATTTATATATTCTTTTCCGTATTTATTTTTTATATATTTAGATGTATTATTTATAAAATCATTACTATATATCATACTATCTGTCCTCATATAAGTGATATAACCACATTCATATAATTTTTGACAAATGGACATAGTTTCCTTAGGGGATATATTTAATTTATTATTAGATGCTTGTTGCAATCTACTTGTTGTTAATGGTAAAGGTGGATATCTAATTAAATCTTTATGTTCTTTAATATTAAACATATGTTCATAATTTACACTTTTTTCTAAAAAATCAATAATATCTAACTCATTTTTATAATTATTATTTAATGTAAATGAAATATTTTTATTTGTAAAATATCCCGATGTATTATACATCTTTTCACCTAAGTTATTATCTATCTCTTTCTGATTATCGTATATTATTCTCAACGCTGGTGTTTGACATCTTCCTACTGACAAACCTTTATCGTATTTATAGGATATATTTTTCCACAACATAGGTGATAATTTATATCCTACAATTAAATCCAATATCTGTCTCGCTTTTTGTGCGTTAACAATATTCATATCGATTACACTTGCTTTTAAAATAGATTTGTTTAATGCTGTTTTAGTTATCTCATTAAATTTAATACGTTTTGTATCTAATGGTAAATTAAATACATCACATATATGCCATGCTATAGCTTCCCCTTCACGATCATCATCCGTTGCGAGTAATATATCATTCGCACATTTTATCATTTTTTTAATTTTAGAAATTTGTTTAATTTTATTTTCTATTATACTATATTTTGGTGTAAAATTATTTGTTATATCTATTGATTTTAATCCGTTTAATTCTCTTATATGTCCATAACTAGCAACACATTTATAACTATCTCCTAAATATTTTTCTATCTTACCACATTTTGAAGGTGATTCAACAATTAATAAAGTGTATCTCATTATTTTTGTTATATTGATATTAAATATATCAATTTATATATTTAATATCAATTTTATTTTATTTTATAAGGGATTGGATTCATATTTATTTTTTTGAGTATTTCTTTTTATATTCGTTCCATGTAATTTTTTTATTTATTCTAATTTCTTTTTTTTTATTTTGTTGATCTAATTTTTTTTCTCTTTTTAAAGCACTATCTATATATATTTGTTTTAATAATTTACCTACTTCATAAGAACCTGAATGTTGGTCTAATTCAAAATTCTCTATTTTTTTTAAAATATCAAGTAATTCCCATAAAATATTCAAATCAATTTCATCTTTTTTAACTCTATTATATATATCTGTATAATTGTTAAATAAAAATTTACAATTATTTATAAATAAATCATCGTCGTTCGTTAAATTTTCTTTCTTTAATTTTAATAACATATTAACATCATTCCTTATTTTTTCACTATGTTTCTTTTCTCTAATATCATTGGTAAAATCATCCACATTATTTTCATGTATCATTTTTTGTAAATTTAATCTTTCGTTCGAATTCATTTTATAATATAATGTTTAATATTTTATATTCTTTAACTTAATATTATATGTTAATTATATATGTTAATTATATATGACTAAATCAGAAAATCTTATAATCCCTTACAAAAAATACGGAAACAACAGTTTAAAAGATTCAATTAAAACTATGGATAATTCTAGAAACGAACAACAACTAATGATTGATAAATTTGGCGGTGATACTCATAAAATAGAACAAAATACCGCAAGTGTTCCGCAATTCTATATACCTGGAAATTCGACTGGTCCGAATAATCTAAATACTATAAGTCAAAAATTAAATCAAACATATGTTAATTCTATAAATAATAGTAAGGGCGATTACGTTGGTGGTAAGTATTTAAAATCTAAAAAAAATATATTTGTAAGAAGATGTGGATGTGGAATAAGATGTAGTGTTTGTGGAATAAAATGTAGATGTTATAATCGAATATGTAATTGTGCTATAATGTGTCTATGTGGTAATCGAAGAAGTAAAAATGTAAAAACGAGTAGAAGTAAAAAAGTAAAAAGTAAAAAAGTAAGAAGTAAAAATGTAAAAAGTAAAAATGTAAAAAGTAAAAAAGTAAAAAGTAAAAAGGTAAAAAGTAAAAAGGTAAAAAGTAAAAAGGTAAAAAGTAAAAAGGTAAAAAGTAAAAAAGTAAAAAAGTAAAAACGAAAATAAGTAAAAAGTAGAAATTTATTTATTATTTAGCATTTTATATAATATAATTAAATACAATTATATTATATAAAATATTATGGATTTTTATGATATAATATTATCTATTTTAATTTTTGTTTTCTTTATAATATTAATTTTACATAATAAAACACTTACAAAAATGAATGAAATTCAATTAAATATGGTTAAATATAAATGTAATCCGTTATTCATTCCTTTCTCTTCATTTTTTGGAATAGACACAAAACAAAATTTCAGTGAATGTATGCAACAAATACACATTAATACTATGCCTAATGTTCTTGAACCAATCACATATAACTTAAAATCGATATCTAATATTTCAGAAAAGTTATCAAACGATATAAATAATTCTAGATATAATATTAGTGATATTAGATCTAATATTAGCTCTATAACAGATAAAATCACAAATACCATATTAAATGTTGTATCAGAATTTATAATAATTATAACAAGAATAAATGATTTATTAAGAAAAATAGTAGCTGTATTCACGACGCAACTACGTTTAGTAGAATCAGCAAGAATGACAACAAAAAGTATGTGGGATGGACCTACAGGAGATTCTGTTAGATTTATTTCTTCTATAAATATTTAATAAAATTAATTATATATATGATTAATATTAGTAATTTATATAGTAAAAATAAATATTTAAAATTATATGGTTATGATTTATTAATTACATTAATAATAGTATTCTTTATTTTATTAATTTACATTTATTTTTATATTGACAATATTAAAAAACCAATAGTATCAGATTGGAATAATAAAAAATGTTCTCCTTATGTAATCCCATTCGCAGGATATATAAATAATACAAGCACAAAGAGTAATTTTGAATTTACAAAAGATAATTTTAATGAATGTATTGATACAGAATTTAAACATATTTCAGAAGAAACAATTAAACCTTATAATTATTTAATAGACGTTCAATCAAATACATTAAATAAATTAAATAATTCTATGAATGAAACAAGAAATGTATTAAGTAATATTAGAAGTTATTCTACTTATATAACAAATATAATTTCAGATAAAATATATTTATTAATATTACCATTAATTAAATTTATTATTTATTTAAAATCTTTTCTTAGAAAAAGTATTTCGATAAGTTTTATACCTATATATACCGTACAATCTATTATATTTTCGATGAAATCATTATTTAGACAAATAATATTTCCTTATGTTTTAGTTATTATTGCTATATTTCTTTTTGGATTATCACAATTATTAATTCCATTTGTAGGATGGGTGACAGGAGCAATAACAATCGCGATTTCTATCGTCGCAGTAGGATTTTTAACACCTATTGTGTATTTTGTTTCGGATATATTGAAGATTAGCACACCAAAAGTACCAAAAATACCTTAAATACCTTAAATATTTAATATATATTTATATTATATAAATGGAATTAATCGTTTTCGGATATAAACTAAATGTTGTATATTTAATTATTATAGGATTATTATTATTTTTTATAAATTTAAATACTTTGTGTAGTTGTTCTGGCGGAATACATAAGACTTTTAATAATTTGAGTAATGTTGTTGAAACTATGTCAAATATATCTGGTGCTGAATTACATTATAAAATTGGTGATGGTGTAAAGAATAGTTGGGATAATAGTTCAAATATGAATGATAGAAAATGTGGATGTGGAAATAAAAATTGTGGACGTGGAAATAAAAATTGTGGATGTGGAAATAAAAATTGTGGATGTGGAAATAAAAAATGTGGATGTGGAAATAAAAATTGTGGACGTGGAAATAAAAAATGTGGATGTGGAAATAAAAATTGTGGATGCGACCTTTATAATAATAAAGAAAAAAATGGTAAAATAAATTTATTAGGATTTTTTAATAAAAATACGTTTAGTGCTGATTGTTGTCCTTCTAATTATACGAATTCTCATGGTTGTCTTTGTATATCGAAGAAACAATCTGAATTTTTAAATAAGCGTGGTGGTAATAGAACATTGAATAGTGTATATTGATTTATATATAAAGGTTTTTCCATGATCCATTATCAACATTTTTATTTATCAATTTATCACAATCAATAATAGATAAAGTAAAAGGAAATGAAACATTTAATGCCAATTTAGAATCAAATATATTATTATCTTCTTTAACCAATCTATATAAATTTAATTTTGTATAAATAATTTCAAAACATCTTTTAAGATTTCTAACACCTGATTCATTATCAGTATAATTATTAATAATGTGTCTAATTACATCATCCTTCAGAATAACATCATTTTCTATAAATTTAACTTCTTTCATTATTTTTGGTAATAAATGTTTTTTAGAAATAATTATTTTATCATTAATATCATATCCTTTTGTTTGTATTCTATACATCCTATCTTTTAGAATAGGATTTACCTTTTTTTCGTCATTATAACTGAATATAAATAAACATCTACTTAAATCAAATTCTATATCTGAAAAATATTTATCATTAAATTTTGTATTTTGACTAGTATCTGTCAAGTGTGTTAATATTCCAATAATTTCTTCACCTTTTGGAGAATCGCTAACTTTATCTAATTCATCGAAATAAATTATTGGATTCATACTTTTACATTTAATTAATATATCAACAATTTTCCCCCATGTGGAACCTTCATATGTATAAGAATGTCCTTCTAGAAAACTACTATCTGTAGCACCTCCCAGTGCTATGAAAGCAAACTCTCGTCCAAGTATATTACTAATACCATCTTTTACAAGACTCGTTTTACCTGTTCCCATAGGACCATTAATAGCTATAGACGTACCTATACTATTCGGATTTACGATTAATTGTCCTATCATTTGAATAATTTGTAATTTAGCATCATTTAATCCATATACTGCTTCATCTAATTTATTTTTACAATTTTTAATAAATTCATTACATACATCCAAACCATCATCAATATTAATAGATAAATTATTATATTTTCCAAAAGGAATTTTCATAAATGTATCTACCCAATTCTTTAATTTATAATATTCACCATTACTTGGTTCCATATAATTTAAAGAATTTATTTTATTAATTGCACAACTTTTATAAATATCTGGAATATCCAGATCTAAAATTGATAATAAATATGGTTTTTCTTGAACAAATTTATTATTAATAATTTCAATATTATTGAGAATAACACCTTGCTCGTCCGTTGTTAATTTTGTTTTAAAATAATCAAACGTATTTTGTGAATTTTTTAATTTAGACAATAATTTTTTAAATTTCTTTGTATTATTACTTTTTTGTTTAATAAATTTTTTGTTTATCTTCGCATAATATTTATCTTCATCTTTTTTAACATCTTTCATTATTTTTTTTACAATTTTATTATTTTTATCAGTATCAGTCATTTTATTAACGATTTTATGAATCTTATCAAATATTTCTTTATCAGAAGTAGAACAATTATCTGTTTCTGTTTCTGTTTCTGTTTCTGTTTCTGTTTCTGTTTCATAATCTTCCATTATACTTTTATTATCTAATTTTAAAATAATATTAAATTTTTTAATATCTTCTTCTTCTTCTTCTTCTTCTTCTTCTTCTTCGTATTCTTCTTCTTCTTCTTCTTCGTATTCTTCTTCTTCTTCATATTCTTCTTCTTCTTCTTCTTCATATTCTTCTTCTTCTTCTTCTTCATATTCTTCTTCTTCTTCATATTCTTCTTCTTCTTCTTCATAATTTTTTTTTCTAATATATTTAGAAGGAAATAATTTTGATAATAAAATTCTATATTCTTTTTGATCAAATTCTTCATCATTGTCATCATTATTATCATTAGAAGGAGGAATAATATATTTTTTATTAGATTTTTTATTAGATTTTTTATTAGATTTTTTATTAGATTTTTTATTCTTTAAACGAGTATTATATTTATGTTCATATTTATTCATATTAGACATTTTAATATTAATTGTATAAATTTAACTTTATTTATATTATATATGTACATTAATTTTATATCAATTTTATAAATATATTGTATTATAATAATTAATTATAAAAATTGATATAAATGTTAAAATATATTAATATAGATAAATAAATAATCTAAATATTATATCTATATTATAGATAAAGATGAAACAAAATATCAAAGGAGTAATGGATCAAAAGTTACCTTCAAGAATTATTGGAATTCAATTTAGTATATTATCACCAGATGAAATAAGAAAAGGTTCTGTTGCTGAAATAACAAGTAGAGATACTTATATTAATAATAAACCTGTAGTGAATGGATTATTTGATCCACGAATGGGAGTATTAGAACCAGGATTTATTTGTCCTACTGATGGTCTGGATTATATCCAAACACCAGGATATTTTGGACATATTGAATTAGCACGTCCATTATTTTATATTCATTATTTATCAACTATATTAAAAGTTTCACGGTCTGTTTGTATTAAATGTAGTAAACTATTAATTAGTAAAGAGAAATACAAATATTTCTTGAATTTAAAATCAGAACATAGGTCTAAAAAGGTATTTACATTAGCAAATAAAATAAAAAGATGTGGTGAAGATACAACGGATGGATGTGGTTGTACTCAGCCAACAAAAATAAAAAAAGAAGGACTAGCAACATTACTAGCACAATGGCCACAAGAAGATGGTGATGATGGTGAAAGTAGAGAAGATTTAATTATTACATTAACACCTGAACTATTACTAAAATGTTTTAGTCGTATATCAGACGAAGACATTGAATTTATGGGATTTAGTCCATTATGGTCTAGACCTGAATGGATGATTTGTCAAGTATTGGCTGTTCCACCCCCAGCAGTAAGACCATCGATTAAACATGATTCTCAACAACGTAGTGAAGATGATGTAAGTCATATTATAGTAAATATAATAAAATCAAATAAAACACTTCAAGAAAAAATCCAAAACGACGCACCTATTAATATAATAACAGACTGGACAACAGTTTTACAATATTATGTAGCTACATTAATTGATAATAAAATACCTGGTGTTGCTGCTGTGGCACAACGTTCTGGAAGACCTTTAAAATCAATTAAAGAGAGATTGTCAGGTAAACAAGGACGTGTTAGAGGAAATCTAATGGGTAAACGTGTTGATTATTCAGCAAGATCCGTGATTACTCCTGACCCAAATTTATCTATTAGGGAATTGGGTATTCCTATAAAAATCGCAAAAAATATTACAAAACCGGTACGTGTAAATAATTTAAATAAAAAATTTTTAGAAAAATTAGTGTTAAATGGACCAGAAGAACATCCTGGTGCTAAAATTCTAGAGAAAAAAAATGGTGATAATATTTCATTAAGATATGTTGATAGAAATTCAATAGAATTAAATGATGGAGATATAGTTCATAGACATATGATGGATGGCGATTTCGTTCTCTTTAACAGACAACCGACTTTGCATAGAATGTCTATGATGGGTCACATCGCAAAAATAATGAAAGTTGGCGATACATTTAGAATGAATGTAGCTGATACAAAACCTTACAACGCAGATTTTGACGGAGATGAAATGAATCTTCATATGCCACAGGATATCGAATCTGAAACTGAATTAAGACATTTGGCCGCGATTCCATGGCATATTATTAGTCCTGCTAATAATAAATCTATTATTGGTATATTTCAAGATTCTTTATTAGGTTCTTATAGATTTACTAGGAAAAATATAAATTTTACACATCGGCAAGCGATGAACTTACTTATGTCGTATGATAAAGTAAATATAGATATTTTAAAGAATCGTGATAATATTACTAGTTTTAATTTATTATCTCAAATATTACCACCTTTAACTATGAAATATAAAACGAAAAGATACGACGATGATGATAATGAAGATTATAAAACTTCAAATAACGTTTTGGAAATTGAAAATGGAAAATATATTAGAGGACAACTTGAAAAAGGAACATTGGGAGATGGTACAAAAGGTATATTACAAAGAATATGTAATGATTTTGGTAATCTACAAAGTTCACACTTTGTAGATGATTTACAAAACATAATTACAGATTATATGAAAACATCTGGATTTAGTGTTGGTATTAGTGATTTAATTGCTGATAAAAATACAAATGATAATATTATAAAAATTATTACTCAGAAAAAAATAGAAGTTAAAAATTTAATCGATGAAACACATATAGGAATCTTTGAAAATAATACTGGTAAAACTAACGAAGAATTATTTGAAACAAATATTAATAATATTTTAAATAAAGCTTCTAATGATGCTGGTAAAATTGGAAGAGAAAGTTTAAGTAAAGATAACAGATTTGTTATTATGATTAATGCAGGTTCTAAGGGCAGTGAAATAAATATTTCACAAATGATTTCTTGTCTTGGACAACAAAATGTTGATGGTAAAAGAATTCCTTATGGATTTGAAAATAGAACATTACCACATTTTACAAAATATAATGATACACCTAATGCAAGAGGTTTTGTTGAAAGTTCATTTATCGCAGGATTAAAACCTGCCGAATTATTCTTTCACGCTATGGGTGGTCGTGTTGGTCTTATTGATACCGCTGTTAAAACGAGTCAAACAGGATATATTCAAAGAAGATTAATTAAAGGTCTTGAAGATATTAAAGTTGAATACGATATGACAGTTAGAAATCATCAAAATAAAATTATACAATATTCATATGGAGATGATGGGTTCGATACAGTAAAAGTAGAAAATCAAATTATTCCTATATTAAATATGAATTTAGAAGATATTTATACACATTTTAATATACCGAATGATCTTAAATTTACCGATAAAATATATACTACTACATATACTTCTGATACTATTAAAAGATTAAAAAATCAAAATAAAGAACTATTAATTAAAACTAAATCTGTTACTGATTTAATTATAGAAAATCGAGATAAAATACTAAAAAATGTATTTAATAATAAAGAAAATAATAGGATACATCTTCCTGTATCATTTAATAATATTATTAACAATATACAGAAACAACTTAATATTAACTCTAATTCTATGGTTGACATTACTCCTACAGAAGCATACATTATTATTGATAATGGTTTTAATACATTAAATAAATTACATTATAATAAACCTAATATTTTATTTAAAATTATGTATTATTATTATCTAAGTACTAAATATTTACTTGTTAATAAAAGGTTTAATAAAAAATCTATTATGATTTTGATTGAAAATATTGTTTTAACATATAAGAAAAGTATTATCGCACCCGGTGAAATGGTTGGTATGATAGCAGCACAATCTATCGGTGAACCGACAACACAAATGACTTTAAATACATTTCATTTCGCAGGTGTCGCAAGTAAATCTAATGTTACACGTGGGTTGCCTAGAATTGAAGAAGTTCTATCTTTATCTGAAAATCCTAAAAACCCATCTTGTACTATATCTTTATTTAAAGAACAAGAAAATAATAGAGAACATACTAAAAATATTATTAATAAATTAGAATATACTAAATTTAATCAAATTATTAAATCAATTCAAGTTTGTTTTGACCCTGATGATAAAAACACTTTAATTAAACAAGACGAACAATTAATACTCAAATATATAAATTTTGAGAATATGATTGATGATTGTAATAATATAGAAGAAGAAACTGATAATAAATCTAAATGGATCGTACGAATAGAATTAGATAATGAAGAAATGTTTGATAGAAATATATCAATGGATGACGTACACCATTCTATTAAAAATGTATATGATGACGATGTAAATTGTATTTATAGCGATTATAATTCCGATAAACTAATTTTTAGAATTAGATTAAATAATTCTATTCTTAAAAATAATAAAAATAAACAAAAACCTCTTGACCAAACAGATCATATCCATTATATTAACAAATTTAAAAACGAACTTTTAAATAATTTAATTCTTAGAGGTGTTAAAAATATTAAAAAAGTATTACCTAGAAAAATTACGGATAATCTTTATAAAGTTAATGGTAGTTATGTTAAAAAAGAAGCTTGGGTTCTAGATACAATAGGTTCAAACCTTATCGACTTATTATCACTCGATTACATTGATGTTAATAGAACTTTTACAAACGACATTAATGAAATATATAGAACTCTTGGTATTGAAGCAGCTAGACAATCTATTATGAATGAAATCACAGAAGTTATTGAATTTGATAGCACTTATATTAATTACCATCATCTTAGTATTCTATGTGATAGAATGACTAATAGTGAAAAAATTATTTCTATATTTAGACATGGTATTAATAATGACAATATTGGTCCAATCGCAAAAGCTTCTTTTGAAGAAACACCTGAAATGTTTTTGAAAGCAGCTAGACATGCTGAATTAGATAATATGAGAGGTGTGTCAGCAAATGTAATGTGCGGTCAAGAAGGTTATTTTGGAACTAATGCGTTTAGTGTTGTTCTTGATATGCAAAAAATAAATAGTTTTGATAATGTCGAATTAAAACAAAATGACGAAAATTATATTAATGATAATCTTAAAAATATTGACACTAGTGATACTTGTAGCATAAATAATATTAAAATTTTAAATAATATTGATAATATTAATATTGATAACTTAGGTAAGTTAGACGATGACTATGAATTAGATTTTTAAATTATATATAATATAATTTGACTATAAATATTAACTAGATTTTTATATAAATAATATTAAATTTTCATATTATTTATATATATATAATATATTATGAAATCTAAAAAAACTAAAACTAAAAAAAATAAAACTAAAACTAAAAAAAATAATCAGTATTTTTTAATTAAGAATAAAACAGAAATGAATACTAAAATATTATGTCAGAATAATTACATGTATGATTATAGTAATATTCTGAAAAAAACTGATATATTTAAGGTTCTAAATAACTTTGAAAATAAATTTAATGTGTATAAAGACGTTCAAAAAAATAGATTAATGACTGATGATTATTATGGTTATATTAATAGAAGATGGATTAATGAGCAACGTGAATTATTTTTAACTAAGAAGGATACAAATAAATATGATGATTATTTAATACAATACGATTCTTTCAGAATGAATCAAATTGAAATATATAAAAATATTAATATTTTAGTCGATACATATATAAAAAAAAATTATAAATTTGAGAAAAAAGCAAAATTAATTAAAAAAATACGTGATTCATTTGTAATGGGATTAGATCATAATAAAATAAGTGATAAAATTCATTCGTATGTATATAAACTTGATTCATATTTTAACAAAGATAACGAATTTGGTGAATGGAAATTATTAGGTGAATTATCTAAAAATGAATTAATATCTCCTGGATTACCATTTAGTATTAAATTTAGACAAAATTTAAAAAATAATAAAGAATATATTGTAAATATTGACCCTATATCTGTAACTTTAAATATGAATCATTATTTTATTGAAAATGATATTAGTAAAAAAGAATTTAAAATTTATAAAGAATATATTGTTAAATTATTTATAAAACATTTTGGAAAGAATTATAAAATTGATCCAAATGATATTATTGATTTTGAAAAAGATATGTTATTTTCTTATGTATGTAAAAATAGTAAAAATAAAACTGAAACTGAACCTGAAATATATAATGTTTTAAATAAAAAAGAAGCATTTGAAAAATATCATTTTAACTTTAAAATGATGGCGGATGGATATGGATTAAAAAATGTAAATAAGTTTTTTGTATCCAGTACAGATTATTTGGATTGTGCTACTAAAAAATATTTAGATTATTTTTATAATAAAAAAGAAAAATTAAAAAAATATTTAATATTTTTGTTTTTAAAACAAATTGAAAGATTTTATAAAGAAACAAATGTAAATTTAACTTCAACCTTCTTTACAATGATAAAAGGTTCAAAAGGTTATTACGCAAGAGAATTTTACCAGATTACTGGTTATATGTATTGTTTTAATACACTGATATCTAAATTATATATTAATAATTATAAAGATTATTCTAATATTAAATATGTTCGGAACATTAAAAAGAATTTAATTCAAATTCAAGAACAAATTATTAAGAATAATACTTGGATGCAAGAATCAACTAAGTTAAAAGCTTTAGAAAAACTCGATACTTTAAATATTATTATTGGTAATCCGTTGAAACTTCGCGAAGATCCATTACTTGATTATAAAGATGATGATTTGTGGCATAATATGATGTTACTTACAAAATGGAGAGCAAATGAATTTACAAGATTAATACATACAGAAATTACTACTCTTGATATACCTTATTTAAATTTTCAAAATTATCCAATTAAACCTGCTTCAGAACAATGTTATATTGTAAATGCTTTTTACAATCCTTTAAAAAATGGTATATATATACCACTTGCTTATCTTAATAAACCTTTTATTGATATTAATAGACCTATTGAATATAATATGGCATTTATTGGATATACTATAGCACATGAAATATCACATGCGTTTGACGACAATGGGGCAAAATATGATAAAAATGGTGAATTAAATAAATGGTGGACGGATAAAGATATTAAATATTACAAAAATCTACAAAAATCTATATTAAAACAATATAAAAAATCTATGCTTAAAGATGGGTTATCTGTTGATAATATAAATATTACTTTAGGAGAAAGTCTTTCTGATATATCAGGAATAAATATGTGTATATATCTTCTATTATTTTATTATTATAATAAAAAAGAACCTTTTGAAATTATGATTAATGATTTCAAAAAATTTTTTATATTATATTGCATTCAATATAGAACTTTTAATCCAAAATTTAGTATTAAATATTTATTAGAGTCGAACCCTCATCCTCTTTCTAAGTATAGAGCAAATATTCCTATTTCACGCACAAGTATATTTAAATTGATATATAATCTTCCAAAAAATAATCTTTTATATTCCAAATATGGAAATGTATGGTGATTAATATATTAATAAAATTATTTTATATTATTATATTATATAATATGAAAACCAAAAGTAAACCTCGTCGTTCTCGTCGTTCTCGTACTTCTCGTACTTCTCGTACTTCTAAAAAAATGCGTAGTAAGCGCGTAGCATCTACCAGACGTGCTGCTGCCGCTGGTCGTGCTGCTGCCGCTGGTCGTGCTGCTGCCGCTGGTCGTTCTGCCGCTGCTGCTGCTGGTCGTTCTGCCGCTGCTCAAC